CTCCGAACGATTTGAAAAGACAAATGATTTCTGGTTTCTATAGAGATATAGATATTGATGAAAACGACGAATTATATTCTTCGTATTCTGACATCCAAGAAAAGTACGACGAGTTAGAGGGCGTACAAAAATCTGAATACTCAGGTCAATATGAATTATTAGAAATGCACGTTGATTTAGATTTAGAGGGCTATGAAAACTTAGGTGCAGATGGTGAGCCCACAGGACTAAAACTACCTTACGTCGTGACCTTAGAACAAGGCACAGGAAAAATTTTATCTATCTATCGAAACTATTTACCGAACGATCCGATGTTTATGAGGCAAAAATATTTTGTTCATTACAAGTTCTTACCCGGTCTTGGATTTTATGGTTTTGGTTTAGTACACATGCTCGGTGGCTTAACTCGTACAGCCACAGCGGCGCTTCGAGCATTGTTAGATGCAGGTACATTATCCAACTTACCTGCTGGTTTTAAATCAAGAGGTCTTCGTGTCAGAGATGATGAAGAACCTCTAATGCCGGGCGAGTTCAGAGACGTGGATGCACCGGGTGGAGATTTAAGAAATGCATTGATGCCTCTTCCTTACAAAGGACCTGACGGAACCTTATTTCAATTATTAGGTTTTGTCGTGGACGCTGGTCGAAGATTCGCTGCCATAGCAGATATGAAAGTGGGCGATGGGTCCCAAGCTAATCCTGTCGGTACCACCATGGCGTTACTCGAGCAGGGCTCCAAGGTAATGTCAGCGATTCACAAAAGATGTCACTACGCACAAAAAGAAGAGTTTCAATTACTAGCTAGATTATTCGCAACAACTCTACCACCAGAATATCCATACAATGTAGCAGGTGGAAACAGAATGATTAAGCAACAAGACTTCGACGATAGAGTTGATGTCTTACCTGTATCCGATCCAAACATATTCTCTATGAGTCAACGAATTATGTTGGCACAAACACAATTACAATTAGCACAAGCGGCACCTGATGTTCACAATCTTTACGAAGCATACAGAAGAATGTATATGGCACTGGGTGTGCAAGATATTGAAAGCATTCTACCACCACCCATGGGGCCACAACCTGTCGATCCCGGTGTAGAAAATTCACAATCACTTATGATGGGGCAGTTGACGGTGTTCCCTGATCAAGATCACATTGCTCACATCGAAGCACACAGAGCTTTTATGAGTTCGTATTTGGTTAGAAACAATCCTCAAGTGGCAACCATTCTTCAAGCACACGTCGTTGAACATACTTCTGCTTTAGCAAGACAAGAAGTGATGATGGAAAGTGGTCCTGCACTACAAGCAGAGATACAAAAATTTGGTGGAGATGTGCCACCAGAACTACAAGCTCAGTTCCAACAACAACTTGAAAAATTAGTTGCTGTTAAAGTAGCGGCGATGATGAATGAAATGGTCGCCGAAGAACAACAGGCTATACCTTTTGGTCAACAACAAGATCCTTTAATTGCGTTAAAGCAACAAGAACTAGATCAAGAGCAACAAAAAATTAACATAGATGCAGCAGATGATTTATCAAGAAGAACACTAGAAGAAGAAAAATTAAGCTATAAGAAAAGATCGGATGCTGCAAAACTTGCACAACAACAAAGAATTCAAAATCAAAGAACTGCTGTTCAAAGAGAGAGAATAAATGCCTCTAAAAAAAGGTAGTAGTAATCGTACAATAAGTGCTAATATATCTAAACTGAGGAAAGAAGGTAAACCTCAGAAACAGGCGATTGCGATTGCTCTACAAAAAGCAGGTAAAAAAAATGTCAAAAAAAGAAAAAGTTAACCCTTGGGAAACCATTGATCAAAAAGTTGTGGAGTCTCTTACTAATGAATTTAAAGCTTTACACGTTCTTTATGTTTCACAAGAGGTTGATGCATTAGCGATTGCTAGTGCTTTTTTAGCTGCAGGGCAGTGGGCAATGAACAAAGAATTAGGTTTAAAAGATACTCAAGATTTGCTAAGGTTATTAGCAAATTATAAATACGAGGTAATACCTCAAACAAATAGGACAGTACACTAATGTTAAAACCAGTTGATAAAAAGAAAAATCCAGGACTAGCAAAACTTCCAAAAGGAGTTAGAAATAAAATGGGCTTCATGAAAGACGGAGGTCTAGCTGCAGCAACTAAAAAATTAAGAGCACAAGGCTTGAAAGACGGAGGCTCTGCAAAAAAATTTCCAGATCTAAGTGGTGACGGCAAAGTCACTATGAAAGATGTTTTAATGGGCAGAGGTGTTATTAAGAAAAAAGATGGTGGTATGGTTTTGGAGATAGGGTTACGTCCTGCTACTGAAAAAGAAATGAAGATGGCAAAGAAGATGAAGAAGCCTGTAAAGAAAGCAGGTGGAGGCATGGTTCGTGGCACAGGAGCAGCAGTCACAGGAAAAGGTTTTAAAGGAGTATTCTAGTGGCCGAAGAAAAAACTGGTTTAGACAAACTAAAAGAAAAGGTAGGTCTTTTCATTGATAAGAAACTAACTTTCGGTGGAGGACTATCAGTATCACAAAAAATTATTGATGAAGCCGAGGAGGCTGTAGGAGTTGATTCCTATAAAGATATAAAAACTCAAGCACAGTTTGATAAATTTAAAAAAATTTTAAATCAGATGGCAGAACAAGATAGAAAAGGTGAAATACCTGCAAAAGGTGCATCTGGTGGTATGGTTAAAAAAATGAAAAATGGTGGGTCAGTTGAAGGTAAAAGACTTACACGCACAGTTCCCCCTAAGAAGGGACCTAACTCTCAAGGTATGAGAGGAACCGGTATTGCGATTCGTGGTACCAAATTCAAAGGAGTATTCTAATGGGATATATCAATATGAAATGGAATCACCTACGTCATTGGTGGGGCAGATTAAATAAAAAAGGAAAGTTATTCGTTGGTGGCGCAGTCGTTGTTGTCGCTTACTTAATAATTACCAATGTTTAATTTATTAGTAGGCCCCCTGACATCTTTGCTAGGCGATACGGTGAAAGGTTTCGTTGAGACTAAAAAAGCAAAGGCGGACTTAGCACTCACTGAAATAAAAGCACAGAAGTCACTCAAAGAGCAGCAAATCGCAGGAAAAATTTCGTGGGAGGCCAGTGCGGTCGATCAAATGAAAGGGAGCTGGAAAGACGAGCTGATTTTACTATGCCTGTTGGTTCCAGCGGTGCTAGTCTTCATCCCCGGATGGACACCACATATCAAAGCGGGCTTCGAAGCCCTACACTCACTTCCTGATTATTACAAGCACCTCTTATACATCGCTTGCAGTGCGAGCTTTGGCATCAAAGGGGCAAAGGGTGCTATGGGTTTAATAACTAAGAAAAAATGATAAAAAAAACAAAAGCAATAAAAGGTGTAATTAAAGGTTTAAAGAAAGCATCTAAGTTACATGCTAAACAAGCTAAGACACTGAAGAAAGTTATCAAAAAAAGATAATTGGAACAAAATATCTATTCAGCAATTTTACGTCTAATAACTACTAGACAAGATGATATAAAGTCTGTAATTATGGATGGAAACGTAGAGGACTGGGCGAATTATCAATTCCTAGTTGGTCAGCTCACTTCTCTTCGCAAACTCGATGCAGATGTTAGGGATCTGTACCGCAAATGGGAGGTAGACGATGAAGTCGACAACGGGGCTGATTATGCCCGACGAGAAAAAAATAGTGGGGATAAAGCCCGCTGAGAAATCTGAAGAAGAAAAATCTGACCTAAGCAAAGTCCCCAAACCAACAGGTTGGAGATTAGTAGTTCTTCCTTACAGAGGGGTAGGAAAAACTAAAGGTGGAGTCTTATTAACTGACAAAGCAGTAGAGGAACAACAGATCGCTTCTGTTTGTGCTTTAGTTCTAGAAGTCGGACCCGACGCTTATGCAGACAAGGAAAAATTTCCAAATGGAGCTTGGTGCAAAAAAGGTGATTGGGTAATCATAGCTCGATATGCTGGATCTCGAATTAAAATCGAGGGAGGCGAACTCAGAATTTTAAATGATGATGAAGTGTTAGGGACTGTTGATAGTCCTGAAGATATTTTAGGAGTGGTAACATGAACGAAGTAGATAGACAAGTCGCTGAACTACAAGCGCAATCTGGTGAAAATAAAAAAGAAAAATATTCTGTAGAGGTAGAGAGTGAAGATGTTGCTGTTGAAACAGAAGAAAAAGAAATAGAACTTCCTCAAAAAGAAAATACTTTTGAAGCAGAGGTTGTTGAGGATGAAGCTCCCGCAGTAGAAGATAAATCAAAGCAAGAAGAGGTTAAAACAGAAGAAGAAGAACCTAAAAAAGATTCAAAAGAAAAATATAGTAAGAATGTTCAAAAGAGATTTGATGAATATGCTTATCAACTTGGCGAATCTAGAAGACGTGAAGAGGAAGCAATTAAAATTGCTCAAGCTATAAAATCTGAAAGAGATAAAATTCAAGAAGAACTATCCAAACTTAATACTGGATATGTTGGCGCTGAGGGCGGACGTATTGAAAGTTCCATGGAGGCTGCAAAAGCTAAACTTAAAAAAGCCATGGATGATCAAGACTCTGACGCAATGGCTGCGGCACAACTTGAAATAGGTAAATTAGGATCTGATCAAGCTAGATATGAGCAGATGAAAGCTCAACAAGAAGCTTTAGCAAATGCTCCAAAGAAGGAAAAAGAGGTTGAGATACCTCAAGCACAGACGCAACAGCCTGTTAAAGATCCAAAAGCTGAAGCATGGGCCGTGGACAATGATTGGTTTGGCAGAGATAAAGTCATGACTAATGTGGCATATGCGATTCACGAAGATTTAGTCAATCAAGGGGTTGATCCAAGAACAGATTATTACTATACTGAGATTGATAAACGTATGCGTGAAAATCTTCCGCATAAGTTTAAACAAGATTCTTCTTCAACAGAAGAACCCGCAACGCAACAGCCCGTCCAGACTGTTGCAAGCGCAAATCGAAACAGAGGCACAGGACGCAACGTAGTTAAGTTGTCAAGTTCAGAAGCGGCTATCGCAAAACGACTTGGTCTTTCCAACGAGCAATATGCGTCGGAAAAACTAAAGTTACAGAGGAGGTAACATTATGGTAAATAAAACACCGAGATCTGCATCCACAAGGGATAAAGAAGCACGCAAAAAACACTGGCAGCTACCTAGCTCGCTTGATACACCAAAACCACCTGAGGGTTATAAATTTAGATGGATTAGGGAATCAGTTAGAGGATATGAAGATAATAAAAATGTTATCGGTCGAATTAGACAAGGTTATGAACTTGTTCGAGCAGACGAATATCCAGACTTTGAATTTCCTAGTGAGTCTGAGGGAAAACATAAAGGTATAGTTTCGGTGGGCGGATTGCTACTGGCAAAGGTGCCATTAGAGATTGCAGCGGAGAGAGATCAGTACTACTCCGAACAAAGTAAAAGTCAACAAGACGCTGTTGATAACGATCTTCTAAAGGAGCAACACCCTTCAATGCCAATTAGTAAACCAGAGCGACAAACTAAAGTTACGTTCGGTGGCTCGAAGAAAAGTGAATAATTTTTAATCGACCTAGACGTAACACTTACTAACAACGCATATACTAAGGAGTATTACAATGGCAAATCAAGACGCACCTTTCGGTTTTAGAGCTGTAAGAATGTCAGGTTCTGCACCATCTTCAAATGGTCAAACTCAATACCTGATAGCTAACGGCTATGACACCGCTATATTTCAGGGTGATCCAGTCGAGATAGTTGCTGGTGGTTCTCTCAATGTGGCTAACGGTGCCGCTGATGTGATGGTAGGTGTTTTAAATGGTGTAGAATTTAAAGATACTACAACACAAAAACCAACTTTCAGAAACTTTCACGCAGCAGACACAACCGCATTTGATGGAATTATCAAAGCTTTCGTGATTGATGATCCCGACCAGTTATTTGAAATTCAAGTATCTGGTGCATTCACAAACGCAGATATTGGAGCAACAGCTAATCTGACATACGCTGCAGGTTCTACAATTAACGGAATATCAAAAGTTGAAGTTAATTCAGGAGCTATTGGCACAGGAGCAGACTCTGCTGTGAAGATCGTGGGTTTATCAGGAGATCCTGAGAATAATGACACATCTTCAAACAATGCAAACATTATCGTGAAAATAAACAAGCA